TTTAAGCGCAGTAAAAGCAGCACTAGCCGCAAATACGTTGGCAGCTAGTGTGGCATATAGGCGAACTAATCCACCAAGACCCTGTGCCTGGTTTGCAAAGTCACGAGCACTAGCACCAGTAGTACCAGCGGTGCCGCGAGCGCGTCCGTATTCTTCACCGCTTAACATTTGTTGCGAGCCAGTAGGCGCTGCTGCTTTGCGCGATCCAGGAGTACCACCAGGTGCCATTGTGCTTTTAACTGGCACATTAATACCAGCTGCTGCGCGTTGGGCTTCGGTTGCTGCCTGTGTTATTTCTTGGAAGTTTTTAACAGTCTTTTTGGCTGTTCCATTGTCACTGACATTTACGCCAATGTTTATATTCTGTGTTGCCATTTGTTCTCCTAATAGCTGTACACCATTCCAGTTTAAAAATCAAACTGGGATTTATAGTTTACACGATTATAGCACACAGGCACGGATTTGTCAAACCAAATTTTTTTAGCTACAAAAAAGCCCGCAAGCTTTTTACGGCTGCGGGCTTTTTGCTTTTATTTTTTCGCTGATTAGTTTTTGACGTACACCGTCCATGTGCTGTAAAAAATCTAAACAAAGTAAGACTTCTTCTGCATCTAGTATATTGTATACTTGAAATAAGTTAAAAACTATTGAGTAATCTTTGCCAAGATAACCACCACCCATCGAATCCCAGCAGTCTGCTAGTATTCCGTACAGCACAAAACACTGCTGAACTAGGTCTGGAAAGTCACTAACTTCTACAGGTATTTCTTCTTCTATTGGCTCTTGTGCCAACATTTCACACATTTCAAAGTAAGCGTCCTTTGTCATGCGTACATCCGAATTTTGAAAATACCTGCGAAGCTGTTCGCGTATGTTGGTTACTTGCTGGCTGAAAAGTTTCCCAGGTCTGTTACCTGTTCACTTACAAAACTGTCAAAGTTTGTGGAGTTCTTCATTAAGTACAGTGCGTTTTCTTCTGAGTACTCAAGCTCTGCTTCTGCATCTTGACCAGTTAAGTCAACTGGCGCTAGTTGTTCCAAGTACTTGAGCTTTAGTCCGCCCCAACCTTTGATGGCGCTTTTAACATATAGTTCCAGGAACAGCTCGTCGTTTAGTTCTTCAACTGGTTGACGGTTCTTGAAACTTGTTTTAGTAGACTTTTTACGAATGCTTTGCAGCGTTTCGCGGCTTAGGAAAGCAACCTGAATTTTAAAATCTGGCATCCCTGGGTATTCTACCTCTAGAGATTTTGAAGGAACTAACAGGGTTTTTAATGAAATTGACATATTATGTAATATTTATGGTTATCAAACAAAGAAAAAAGCGGTACCGGGGATCAGCCGGTACCTTGAAATTAACGCAAATTAAGTTGCGTTAGTTGTGAAGTAACGAACTTCTAGTTCGTTTGCTACACCAATATCAAATGCTCCAGTTGCGGAACCTTGAGCTGTAAAGTTAATTGTTGTACTAACAACCTGCTCAGTTGAAACTGTTGGAATTGTTAACACAGCTGCTGGCATTTCGAATTCAACGCGAGTTGCGTTTGAAATACCACCCACTTCAAACTGCACAGAGAATGCTGGGTCAACATCAGTTGTAGAACCTGCTAGCAAGTCAGCTAGTAGACCCGCTGTGTTTGAGGCACCTGCACGTAGGTAGGCGTTTAGACTTCCAGTAATAGCACGAGTACCTGTAAAGTAGGTAAACGGACGGTTAACAACACCCAAGTTAGCTGGTGTTAAGTATGTTAGGTTGTTGGCAATTGTTAGCGAACCACCAGTAATAGCTACGTTGAAAGTAGCACCAGTTCCGTCGATATCTTTTTTGAGTGTTAGAGTGCTCAACTTGTTGGCAATAAACGGTGCAGTAGTATTCTTGCCTTTGGCACTTCCGGTCAAGCCGCCACCAAAAGTAACTGTTGTGCCTGTTGTAGCAGTTAAACCAGCTAGTTGACGTAGAATAGCACCACGACCAGTCCATGCAACCATGGCAATAGCGTCTAAGCCAAAGTCAACTGTTGCGGTGTCCAGGGCACAGTTATCAATAATATAGCTTACGCCGTCAATAACAATGATTAGTCCAAACTTTTGTAGTTGGTGTGATTGTGAGTTACCCGCAACCAATGTGGCTGATGTAGTACCTTCTACCCAAGCAGCATTTGTGCCACCAATTGAGTCTGTGGCAAACATTGCGTTCCATAGCACACTTTCTTCACAGGTAATGTTAACACCACCATCAGCAGGACGCATATAAGTTGACATTGAAAAGTCAACTGGCTCTAGTGCTGTGTTAAAGCTACGCTGGCCACGAACTGGTGCAGCACCGCCTTCGTTTAGTGTAACTGTTTCAGCTGTTGTGTTTTGTGAAAAACTGAAACCGTCCAAGACTTGGATTTCACGAGTGTTTGCTGGCAAAAATCCGCTAGCAGCTACTACGCCTGTTTCAGCATTTACGTTAGTCGTGAAGAATACGCGACTATTACGAATTAAATTAAATGACATATTTCATTTCCTTTTTTAGTTTGGCGTTGTAGTACATTAACTAGACTTTTATCTGTTGCAGGTACTGTAACGCAAGAGCTTACATTATGGCGTAACGCACTTGTAAGTTAATTTCACCGACTGCATAAGGTGCTAACAGCCCCTCGTCAGTAGTAATTGACTGAATCAATATTTCAGTAGTTTCGTAGTTTTTGTCCAGGTCGTATACTAACACACGGTTTGCATCTACGCAAGTTTCCACATCTTCTAGCAACTGTTCAAGTTCTAGTTGAGCTTCTTCGCCTCGGCAGTATACTTTGACTGCGATTCCCAGGTAACCCCAAGTAAATCCGCCTGGGTGATACTCGCGCATTTCTGATCCAGGTGTAAGATACACAGCAGGAAAATCTTCTACTTCGTCCCAGAATTTTAGCTTTGCATATGCATTGCCACTTAGGTTGACTTGGTAGGGAGTATTACCGTCAACCAGTTTTAGTTTGTCTGTGAGTGCTTTTATAATGGATGTTCTACGACTCATACGTTTACTGCCCTTAAACGGTTACCTACTTGGGTTGCTGCAATTTCACGAATTGACTTTGATATCAGCAGCTTAGGGTCACGTGACCTTGGGTACTGTTGCTGCCCGCCACCACTAAAAGTTGCATAAGGATTTTTCATGTATGAATAAAACGCAGTAATCATGCCTGCTCGGCTTTGTGACACATACTCTACTTTTGCACTGCTGGCTAAACGGCCTGTGCGATAATTTAGTATATCTCGTCTAGTTCCATCACCCATGTTGGCGCTGATAGCATTTTGTAAATGCTGGTTGATTAGATTTTGTAGCCCTGTTAAGTCTGAACCCATTTGGGTTGCTAGCGGTACAGAGCTGCGAGCTATTTTTATACCACCCGACTTGTTTTTTGTTTTTAATTTTTTAGGATCTTTTACAATAACACTTATAGGAACAGCTTGTGCATTTGTTGCTTTTGATTTTGACTTTTTAACTACCTTAACTGCAGGCTTACCTTGCAATGTGTTAGTAAGCCACGAAGTATAGTATTCTATAAGTGTCGGCGAAGCGCTTGAATTTAAAACTGTATCTTGTAGTATACCACCAACAAACTTTTTCTTTGCTTGCTCTGCTATAGTAGGTAATACAGTTTTACCTATATAATCTTTTATACGACTAACTTCTTGCGTTCTAAGACTAGATGTATTAAACTTTTGTGGCATAGTTACCACAAAAGAGAATTGCATATTTAGTAAGTTAGTAGCTGACTCAGTATAATTTTGATTAAATTCTATAGCATAGTCAGCTGTTAAATAAAGATCTGCAATACTGGTTTCAATACCTTGTGCTTTAGGGTCAGAACTAAGTAAAAACTGCCTTTCCTGGGCGAGCGGCATATTTATGCCTATTAGTTGCTTAGATTCGGAGTAGGCAGCTGTATGTCCTGCGTTAATAAAGTCACCTATTGTAAATCTATTAATAGGGTCAGACGCAGTATACTTTCTTAAATTAATATCGTAGTTACTGGCAAAAGTTTTTCGTAAATGATCATTTAATAGAGCATTAACTTTTTCAACAGCCAATGTAAAAGTTGGGCCTATTACTACATAGCTATTAGGCCTTAAGTTAGATACTAACATTCTACCATCTGAAGCAATAAATACGCTAGAGCTTTTTAAAGTACTTCTGAGCGATGCTCCAAATTTAGTAGCTGCATTTCGGTATCCAATATAAGAAGTACGCTTAGCTAATGTATCTAGTAAAGTAGAGTAGTGTTTGTTTAACTGATCTATAATAGGTATAAAAGGCTTACTAGGTAGAGCTTCTAAGGATTCTTTTACTGTGTTTTCTAAAAATATTACCAGCTCTGCTTTACTAGGAAATTTGGCTTTAACGTAGTCTTCGTTTTCTTGGAAATTATTTAAACCTAATCCCTGTACTAAACTATATACTATAGCGTCTACATCA